TGGCTTCACTCGGCATTGCTGTTCTCCTTGGTGGTAAGAGCGGCGCGACCGGCGTCGGTTATGTGGTAGTATCCGTCCTCACCGCGCTCTATCGTGAGAAGGCCATGCAGCCGTAGCCAGTCCTGAACTTGGCGATGAGGACCGAAGCCTAGGACGCCACCCTGACCATTGCGCTCGTTAGCCGCTTCGAGCATCATCCGCTGCGCCTTCGTCAGTGCCTCACTCATTCGTCTTGGTTCCTGCGAGGTTGCGGATGATACTCAAGCAGTCGAGCGCGACCGACTTGATGTGATCCTCGGAGCGGCCTGGGTTGACCTTCCGGGCAACGCGTTCGATCTCGGCCAAGTCCACCGCCTCTCTCCCGCTACGTTCGGAGGAGGCGAGGGCGGCGAGGCGATGCTTGCCGGCTTTGACTTCCGCGCGGATTTCATCGAGCAGCGGCCCGTCTTCGTCCGGGTCGAAGCCGTCTTCTATAGCCGCGTCTATAATGCTCATCAGATATTCGATGTCGTGCCACTTTCCCGAGCGGGATTCCATCGGTGCCTCAGTGCTCATGGGAGACCTCAGAGAGCTTGCGGATGGCGGCTACGGCGGATAACGCCTCCTTGGACAGGTTTATGTGCTTTGGAAGCTGTGACAGGATTACTGTCAGCGCATCACTAGCAACCTTCGCGTCCGCCTCTCTCCCGCTACGTTCGGAGGAGGCGAGGGCGCTGAGGATACGACGTTCAAACTCAGCCTCGGCAGCGGCCTTCGCTTCTTCGACTGTTTGATAGTTGCTCTGGCTGGTGATGAAGGGGCGCAGTACTATCGGCCATTCGCAGGTATCGTCCCGCGAGATATGGAAGGTGTCGAACGGTGTGTGAGCGATCAGGTCAAGTTCGCTCGGCGTTCCAACATCGAGCCAGCGTAGCGGCTTGACCTTCGCCCCCACCGCTTCCCCTGACGTGTTCGATGTTCCGGGGTTTTGTGAGAGGGCGGCGATGACATCGATGCACTCAGCCAAGCGATATTCGAGTGCGGTCTGCGACGTCGAGTTTGGCCCTGTTGCCCTTGCACTATCGAGAGCAGCTTGCGCACGTTCACGCGTCGCCTCCAGCGCATTGGGATCGAGACCCTGCATATCGGGTTGGGAGGTCATGGGGTGCGGTACTCCGGGCCGTAGCAGTCCTTGCATTCGAGGCGGTCGAAATCGTACCCATGCCCGGCGGCATAGCTAAGCATTGCCCGCTGACCGAACAGTGCTCGTATAATGCGCAGCCAGAACGTCATGGTTGGCTTTGCATCGAGGAGATCGATCGGAACGACCGTCTGACAAGTCGCGCAATGGTCGCTCATCTTACTTCGCCTCATTTGATTGGGGGATGGGAGGGGTTGCCAGTGCGTCGGCCGTACGTCAGCACAGTTGCGGTTGCCCCATCCGCCCCACGGGCGCCAGTACCCGATAGCCACTCTCGCGTCGTCATACCATTGCAGGCGCGGGTCATCGAGCGAGTAGGAGAACTCGCTTTCGCGGAGCGCTCCAATCGGCATATGGTGAGAAGCGTGCTTCCCTCCGAAGCCAGCGTCTGGCTGCCAAATAAGGATCGGGCTTCCATCCTTCGGTGCCGTCTCAATCGGCCGCCACCCATCGGGTTCTTGTGAACGGCGGTTCCATGCGGCGATGGCTGCGGCCTTCGAGCCAAAGCCTTCGTGAAAGTAGATATCGAACAACGTTGCGCCGCACCGCGTGCACCGAACGAATGTCTCTAACTTCTTGCCGTACCAAGGATCGCCTTGAGGCTCGACATCTTGCGTTACGACCGATGCTTCACCCCCGCAAAACGGGCAGGCCAAAGGCTCGTCGCTCACTCGCTTCTCGTCTGTCATGGCGGTCATGTGGGTTCCCTCGTGTGCTCGTATCGGCCAGTGGACCAATTGAATTTCATTCCAGCCGGACGGCGGAAGCCTCGGGGCTTGTCGACCCCGGTGTGCTTGTCGCTGACGCGCTTGGTCTTCGCCTGCACCGGAATGTCGAGCGTGCGGGTCTTGAAAGCGTGGCAGGTCTTGCAGCAGGCCACGCAGTTATCGAGGCCGTCGCTGTCGCGCTCGGTTGCCGGAACCGGGTAGTGGTCGAACTCCACGCCGTGGCTCAACGGTGCATTGCAGCGCTGTCCCGAGGGCAGACCATAGGCTTTGCCGACTGCCTCGCAATAGCCGCCGCTACGCTTTAGAGCCTCGCGCTTCACGGGCTTGGAGAACTCGTGCCTCATGCTGGGGACACCCGATGCGCGATAGTGCGCTCATGCCAGCAGTCGAACCGCGTCTCTTCGCCGTCCGGCGATATGACCACGACGGGAAACGCGGTCTCATCCCGCTCCCAGCCGTCCCGGCCATTGTAGTCATATTCGCAAGCCTCTCTGGCCGCGTGGTCGGCGTCCCAAATGCGTCCGATGATCGGAATTGCATCGGCCTTGGTTTCCCCATCTTCCGGGAAGTAGAAACTCCACTCGCTTGGGGTTCGGGTCATGCGGCCTCCTGCACCTTTCCGAGAGTCGCCGGATCGACGCCGAGAAGATCCCCGACAAACTCCATAAGGTCGGATTTCGAGCGCTGGAACATCTTGGCGCCCATTGCCCGATAGGACTGGCTCACGGCCTTGTAGACGGTGACCACGGGGCCGCGCTGCCGCACGATGGCATAGGCGTCGTAAGGACGGAGGATCGCCGCCAGGCGCTCGGCTTCTGCCACGCTGGCGCAGACGTGCTGCGTCATGGTGCAGTGGCCCTTGGCGATCAGCCCGTGCTTGCGCAAAATTTCAGGGTTCGGGTACTGGTCGAGCAGGTTGTCTGGCAGGCTCTCCCAGGCGGCGCGCAGCCACGCGAACTCGTGCCGGTGCGAAACCTCCGAGCGCTCCTGTTCCTCGACCATGCGATAACGCTGGCCGACGACATAGTGCCGGTCGGCTTCCGCGGCCCAGCGCGAGGTTGCCGGGACCATTGCCTCGCCGGTCCACTGCATCAGTACGGGAGGGACGATCTCGGCCATCAGCCCGCCCTCTGCATCGGAGCGAACTTGACCAGCGCCTCGGCGTAGATCGCCTGTAGCCGCTCGCGCGCTTCGCCCTCGAAATGATCGGCATCCCGGAACCAAATCGAGATAAGCTCGTCCTTCGTGGTCGCCAGCGACAGCGCCATGCCGGCGGCAAGCTCTTCGGCGTAGTCGGCGCGTTCGATGCCTTCGGGGCTCATGCTGCCTGCCTCTTGAAATCCTGATAAGTGCGGATGGAGTTGACCACGGCGTCGAGTTCATCATTGAAGGCGTCGACCGCCTTGGCGAGTTGAGCGATGTAAGCTTCGTCCCGATGCACGCGGACCACGAGCGGGGGCAAACCGGGGCAGTAGGACATGAAGTCCCACCACTCGCGCTCGCTTACCCAAAGCGTGCCTTGGACCTGGGCCACATGCTCGGGCGGCACCCGGCCCTTGAGCAGTCGATCGATCTGCACCGAAGGAATGGCGCATTTGATTTCTAGGCCACCATTCGAGCCCACAAGACTGTCGGGGCTCGCGCCCTTGCGGCCGTTGCGGATGAACCCGACGCGGGTCGGTGCCTCGTAGCGAAGCGCATAGAGCGCGCGCGCCTCGGGCTCCTGCTCGTGGCCTCGGTCCATGTCGGCGTTGCGGTAGCCCTCGGGCGCGGGTTCGCCGGTCAGGATTTCGCCCGCCAGCTTGAGCATGAGGTCGCGCCGGCCGACGCTCGCGCCGCCATCCTTGCCCTGCGCCAGCACCTTGGCGAAAGTGCTGGCCGTCACGATGCCGCAACGGGCCTGCATCCATTCGATGGAGTTTTGCTCCACATCGATAATTTGCAGGGTCATTTCTTGCCCTGCCGGATCGCGTGCTCGATCTCGCTCTTGGCTTTGCCGAAGTCTCTTGCCGGGATAGCAATCAGGCCATCGACCTTCATGTATTCGAGGAAGGCGGCCAGCCACGCGGCGCGGTCGCCACCCTTTGCCTCGACGGCCTTGTCGATCAGCGCCTGCAGCTCCTCAACCTGATCCTCGGTGATGGCGCTATTCGCGCCAGCCGCTTTGCCATCATCGTCATCAGCGGCGGCAAGGCCGAGGGCCTGCACCAGCGTGTAGCGCTGCAGGTAGGTCAACGTTGACCCGATGGCCTGGATTGCATTCTTGCTGCCTGAGGCGTCTGCTGGGCCGGAAAGGCTGTTCTCCTCCTCGTGCCCGTGGCCGGTGAGGACACACGTCACGGTGATCTTGTCGCTCTGCACGGTGCGGAAACGATAGGTCAGGCCGAACGACGCCAGCACAGGATCAACGACCTTGGCATAGGCCGAGAAATCGGCGTACCGTTTGGAGTTGTGGCCGGTCGCGTTCTTGATGATCGGCGTTTCGGCAATCTTCGCCTTTGCCTGGGCAATGGCGTTGGAGAACGCCAGCTTGGACCGCTTCGCCTCCATGCCATCGTGCATGGCGATAAACCGCTCGACGCGCTCGGGGCTAATCTCGGGATTGGTTGCCATCCGTTCGATCAGCGAGAGGATCGCGGCGGACTCGGAAGCAACGGCGGGAAGCTGAGCTTCGTCGCGTTCCGCTACTGCACTACCGGACACCATTGGTCTTCTCCATTGCTGCTTTGACGGCACTGGCTATGCCGAGTAACCGAGGGAGATTGGCTTCACGCACAGCCTTTATGTCTTCCTCGCGGTAGGGTGGTTTGGGCGGGGTGGTCATGCGAGTTTAGGCAGAAGCCCCTCGCCGATTGCCCATTCACGCATCTGGTCGGCGACATTGCCGATCGACACTTCTGGCTTGAAGTCACTGTAGTGAGCAGCCAATTCGCAGATTGGGCAGAAGTGACCATCGTTGCTGTCCGGCCCCTTGCCCATGATGGCGAGGCCGCCGGCTTCCATTGCAACGCCGCTCCAGTGCCAGTTCATTGACATGAGCGGGTCGAACCGCTCATGCTTCGCATCTGGCTCGCCGCGCAGTTCTGAAACCATGTCGTCCACGGCCTGCTTGCCGTCTTTGGCAACGAGACCGGACAGGCCGCGCGTTTCCACGGCATCCCGCATCATCTTCCAGTGTTCTCTGCAAATGCGCATTCACACCATCTCCAATTCTGGATATTCCGGTATCGATTTGCCGGGAGCCTCCGCCAAGTTCACCGCCCCTGCGACCTCAGCCGCAGTCATTGCAGAAGGACGGTATGGAGCCTGCCGCCGGATGATCGCGGCCTCGCGAAGATGCTGCCGGGCAACGTGCGGGAAGTGGTCGAGCATCGCGGTTCGAGCGCGGATCAGCTCGGTCGCGCGGCGGGAGCGGGCAACGGTGCCGTCCTCGATCCGGCGGGTAAGCTCAGCGAAGCCGGCGACACCACCGGCCTCGTAGTCAGGCGACAGCGACGTGCGCAAGCTGCGCAGGAAGATGATCCGGGGATCGGCGTCGATGATGGCCTTGCGGGCGTCGCGCTCGGCAAACATGTCGTTGATCTGGGCAAGGGCGCGGTCCATGGCGTTCATGGGGTTAGGCTTTCGAGTTGAGCTTCACTGTGCTGCGTCCGCGAACGGGCGCAGGGCGGCGAAGCCTCTCAGGCGGCTTTGGCCTCTTCGGCCATCTTCGCCAGTTCACGGACGGCGCGTTCCGCGCGCTCAATGGTCTCGCGGGCGATGCGCAGGTGGTCGAGCGCAGCGTCAAATTCCTCATCGGCCATGTCGGTGTCGGCGCGGCTCAGGGTGCCCCGTGCGCTCGAAACAATGTCGCGGGCTCCATTCACGAAGGCGGTCATGTTGATCATTGCTCTCTCCATCTTCCGACCGCTCGATGCGTGAGCGGTGTTGCCGTTGTGCCCATGAGGGCGGTTACGCGATCCGAATGACCCGATAGCGATTGAACCCAAGCTTCGTGGTGCGGAACTTCCGCCCATCCCGGCGGAGGAGTTGCATCCGACTTTCGATGCTCTCGCGCTCGACGCCAGCGACGACGAACTGCTCCCCCGGCTCCAGAGCGGTGATGCGGACGGTGAGCGGCGACAGCTCGGTGTTGCGAATGGCAATGGTGGAGAGATCCACCTTCTCGGTCTTCGTGAATTCCATCGGTCATCCCCGTGAGCGGTGTTCGTATGGGGAGACAATACGCATTGTATCGTGACTTGGCAATACAAAAAGTATCGCGACAGTGCAAAAAAATTCAGAGGGCCTGAAAAATCCCGATGACGATCCCAGCGATTCTGACGATTTCGCCATCTTCGCCGGAGCTTAAGGCAATCGCCGCCTGGTGCTTGGGATCGGTGGAAACCGGGTAGAGCATCTGGCCGTCGCGGGTGAAGCGCAGCTCCTTGATCGTGTGCTCGTGGAGGCCGGAGCGTTCGCGCACAACATGGACTAAATCCCCGTGCTGAGCGCCGCCGGGGTAGCTGTCAAACCGAGCACAGATCGCATATGCGCCGTCAGGTATCCGCTTATTCACACTTGGGCCGTCAACGACTAAAGCATATTGCGCACTGGCCGGAATATCTGGTCGCAGGACCGCCGGCACGCTGATTCCCCCGTCCTCCAAGGGTTCATCGTAGCGAAAGGTTCCCGCCGAAACAGTCGCGACAAGTTGCAGTTGTGTGACAGCGTTAACGACAGGTGAAGAGCCCAGGCCGGGCTCGGAAAGGATGTGCCCCGCGGTGCTGCCGTAGGCGAGGGCATACTTGCGCGCCGCCGCCAACGTGATTGGCCGCGTCCCGTTTTCGTGGCTCCGATAGGTGACTTCGTTCCAGCCGAACGCTTCCGCAGCGTCCTTGGCTGTTTCGAAGCCCCTCTTGGTCCGGAGCTTCTTCAGCCGGTCGCCGGGTGTCTCCTTCATGCGATACATGATTTCACGTGAGGCGATACGATAGGTATTGCAATCGGCGATGCATCGTGTATCGTGCTGGCCGCAATGACCAAGAAACCGACCAGCTTTGACGAACTGCTCGAGCTTTGGGAAACGCCCAAAGCGCTGAGCATTGCCCTCGGTGTTCCGTACGTGAACGCGCAGGCCATGAAGCGGCGGAAGTCGGTGGACGTGACCCACTGGCCGCGCCTAGTCCAACTCATGGCGGCGCGCGGCATCGTCATCACGTCGGACGACTTGGTTCAGATGGCCGTCAAACGGCGAGAAGCAGCATGACCCTCACCGCATCCATCGCACTCACCGATAGGGGGCAGGCGTGAGAAAGCCGAGCGATATTCCGCAGGACGCGTTGGACGCGGCCATAGCCATTCTCCGGGAGAGCGCGTAGATGCCCCGCAAGAGCCGAGCCGATCTTGCCGACGAGGTAGCCGCGTTCGCGGAGCGTCACGCGCCTGCCGAAGCCAGATGGCTCTACGCGCTCAAGACGGGCAGCACGATTACCGCTGAGGGGCGCCGGTACGTGCTCAAGGCGATGCCGAGCCTTTCGCGCTTCTTGGGTTATCATACCCCATCGATGCTTCCGTCGCACCTCAGCCGGATCGAGGAGTGCGGCGTAGACGGCGCTCGGAAGGTCCTGCAGGCGCGCAGCGCGTTTTGGTGCGACCACGATCCTTACTCGGTCTGCGCAATCGAACCGTACCAAATCGGTCATGTTTACTTTGCCCGTCTCACCGCAATGCCGCACGTCGCCAAGGTCGGGTTTTCGCGACGCGTGCATCAGCGGCTCGACGAAATCGAGTCGAAGGCGGGCCACCTGACCATCGACACGCTGTTGGTCGGGACGATGGCCGACGAGCATTGGTGGCACGATAACTGGAAGTCGCTGCACATTTCCGGCGAATGGTTCTTCTGGCCGCGGTCGATTGATCGATCTCTGCCGCCCTTCCTCGCTCAGCAGCGAGAGGCGGCGTAGATGGCTCGCCCCAAGAAATTCCGCCTGTCGCCCGAAGACGTCGGCGAGCCCGAGCATGCCAGGAAACTCGCTGGCCACGTGTCGGAGATCGAGTTCTTCCGGCGCCAGGTCGTCGAACTGCAGAACCAAATCGCAGGAATCTACGACGCCGCGGACGAGGACGGTTTCGACAAGAAGTTTGTTCGCCTTGCGGTGGGCCGCCGCGCCAAGGACGCCGACGCGCTCGCTGCTCAGGAAGAGGCTGTCGATGCATATGCCGCCGCGATCGAAGCGGGGTTGTCTACGCGCGTACGCGAGGAAAACCCCGACCACGACCCCGAGACCGGTGAAATCCTCGACACCAACACTGCCCGTGAGACCCTCGCAAGTACCACTGCGGCAGACCCGGCGGGCGAGGCAGATGATGCTTCGTCCGCCGACCAATCGACGGCAGCACTGACGGAAGTGCCGGGGACGGCCCCCGATCATCAAGACCTGCGGGACATTGCCGACGCGCCACGCAGCTACCCGCCTGAGCCTCAGCAAAAGGCTGCTGAGCACGCATCCTCCGGGAGCGTAGCGGGGGCGCCAGCGGGTACTCAAGCCCCGCCCGTCGATACCCATTCCGAACCCGAAGGGGCGAGCATCGGTGCAAAGCCGAGCATGGCGTCCGAGCCAGCGACCGATGAAGGTACCGGTCCTCAGCCTTCCTCGGTCGTGCCGGGCCGTCAGCCTGGGTGCCTCAACCCCGACACCTGCGCCGGCACCTGGCGCAAGCGCTGCGCCTCGTGTGAGCGGGCGTTCATGACCGTAGCGGCTGGTGGGCAGGCTATCGTGCATCAGGGGCAAGTCGCATGAGCGCGGACCTCCACCACGAGCAGGGAAACGCGCGGGCTGCGAGCGGGGGAACTCGCTTTGGGCATGGGCGGGCGCCCGCGCGCATCGCTGGTCGTGATCAGTTTCAAATCCGGGGCAATGACGCCTCGGTCAGAGAGCAGCCGGTATTCCTCCCGCTGACGCTCCCTGTCACTTGCCGGAGTGGCCTCGCCAATTGGCGCTCCGGCACTTTCATTCGAACCGCTGGGGGCAGGTGCATCTGCGATCAGCGTAGGGCCGACTGCTGCACCTCCCGGCTGTGTCGGCCCGTCCTTTCCCGCGTCGGCGCTCGCCAAAGCAGCCGCGCGCATCTTCGCCTTCAAACTCACCGGATCAAGGCCAGCCTGTTGAAGCCAGTAGCTGAGCCTTCTCATTCGTCAACGTCCTTTCGTGGAGTCACGTTCCAACGACCGAACCGTGACACATTCGAAAGGCCGAAATCTTGGAAACGTCAGCCGCTAAGGACAGCGCCGTGACCACTGCGCAGATCAGGCTACGGAGCTACGCCGCCGACAGGTGGCCAACGATGAACCACAAGGGCAGGCTTCGTCAGCTTGCCAGAGAACTCGCCAACTGGACGGAGCGCCGCGTGCGGGCCGTCTACAACGCTGAGGAAGGCGTGAGCCTGAGGGCCGATGAAGCGTCGGACATCGAGGCCCTGAACCGCAAGATCGAAGAGGCCAACAGGAATGATTTTCAGGCTCTACAGGCGCGCGTTGCTGCGCTGGAGGCAGCGCTACTCCAGGGCGACGCGGAATTCCATAGCGAGCAGGTGGCTGGCCTCCGCCAAGCTGCTCATGTCGGACGCCGAGCAGATGAGCCCGGCGCCGCTGACGCAGGAGAAGCCTGAATGATCGCCAGCGGCATAGGCCTGATCCTCGGCATGACCGTAGCAGCACTCGTTATCGGGATTGCTGTTGCGGGAGGGAAGTGGGTGAACAGATGAGCGTGCAGCGCGACAAGTTCTGGATGGTGTGGTGCCCCGATGGGCGTGCGCCGACCTTCAAGCATGGAAGCGTGTCTTCGGCGCAACGCGAGGCCGAGCGTCTGGCCTTGGCTAATCCGGGCAAGGACTTCTTCGTCCTCTACTCCGTCGATGGCTACCACAAAGAGATCGAAAGCACACGGATCGTCTTTCTTACTCGAAGACGACGGAATGCCATTTTAGCGCCACCCAATAGGGCGTAGGGCGGGGGATAGGACATGGGGCAGATCGAATACCAGTGGCGCGAGCTTCAGCTGTCGTTGCAGCTCTTGCTCAATGAGCCAGTATCGCACGCGGCAAGACCGCGCCGTGTGGTGAAGCTCAATCCCGAGTTTGCCCGGCGTCATCACCTTGGCGCCGTGACACGACCACAGGCTGAGAAGCGCATCCTCAACGA